AATTATTTCTATTTTAATAATAAATATAGTTTTTATAAAAATCCGTTATTCTACTTCCAAAATTGGTTCACTTGCATCTCTACCTGCTTTATTTACTCTCAATGTATTAGGATTAGTGATAAATGTTTCAACTGGATCCGTACCATCTAATGTAGTTGCTGCAGTATTTTTTGAACCTAAATAATAAGAATTTTGTAATCCTCTTGTTAAATCTGAAGTATTTCTATAATGTGTTGGTAAATATCCACCCAAAGGAGTTACTTCTACAATACTACCCGTTCCAGCATTAATTACTTTTGAGCCAGAGTATGGTTGTATATTTAATTTAGTTTCATAATATACAGAAGAAGTTAATTCTACTCCACCTCTTGGGTCACCTTGTCCATTAATTTTTACTTTAAACTTAACAACATCTCTTACTTTTCTTTCTTTAACTAAGTCTGCTTTAATTCTTTCTTTAACTCTTCTACCATCTTTATCAAAATAAGTTCTAATAGCATGTCCATTTTGTGCATAGATACCAAACCCAATTGTTTCATAATCACTTTGACCTACTATTGTATTGATATCGTATACATCTATTTCACTTAAAATAGTTGCATCACCTACTCCAGCATCTATTGTAACATCTTTTTGATAATATTCTGATATTAAATTAGTTTCAGTATTTGTATCTATTAATGAATCGTATTGATAATTGCTAGCTTCAATTTTATCCAAAGATGATGAAACAATATTTGCTTCGTATTGATTATTTTCTCCAATTAATTCGTAATTAGAATTTGCATCCAATGTTACTTCTTTTTGGATATTTTCAAAAAATACTTCAGTATGAGTTCTTGTATCAATTTCACTTTCCCAATAATTGTATAAACCAGTTGGTTTCTTTTGAGAAACTTTATTTCTTTCTAAAATATGTGGTTCAATTAAAAGACCTGTGGTTGCTTTAACTCTTGCCGGCAACATTTTTTTAATATCATCAAACATTGATTTCTCATATAGTTTGATTAAATTAATATATGCGTAAATATCTTTACCATCGAATCGTTGGAAATAGTAACTTCTTAAATCATCTAAACGTTTATAGTTAGATTTATACCTATCCGATGGGTCACCAATGTAGTTATCTAAATTTAAGCCACCCAATGATTTTGCAATATCCAAATTTAATTCTTTGGTAGGTGAGAAAAATAATCCTACTCTATTAGAATCGGTTGGAGATTGGTCAAATGCTTTTTTAGTTGCTCTACTTTTAGAAGATAAACTTCCAATTAATTCTTGAGATTCAAATCTAATTTTATTTGTTGAGAATCTACTTGCTCCTCCATCTGGGTATTCCATTACAATTGTTCTATCAATTGCTTCAAAATTAAATGGATACGAACCACTACTTGGAAAACTATATGCAGATGCAGATAACAATGCTGAAGGTGTTTCAGAAAATATTGTAGAACCTGATATTATATTTACTTTTCCTATTTCTAAATCATTTCTTGTAACACTTCCACTAAAATATATGTTTGTATCAACATTTATTAATGAAGATGATAAAGCTAAGTTCTTTGGATATTCAAAATCTAAACGGAAATATAAATCAGCAGTAGATGCTGAAACGCTATTACCATTTATCATTTCAGGGAATGAAACGTGCTCATAGAATCTATCAGTATCTAATACTTCGGACCATATACGAAATTCATCCACACTACCAATATAATTTCCACCTAATTGTAAAGTAGAACCATTATTCCAATTATTTGAAACCGAAGCCGTTATTGATTCTTGGAATATTGTTTTTTCCTTATCAGATTGTCTAATATCTAATTTTAACCCATTAGAACCACTACTTACAGATACACCAAAAAATCTATCATTAAATATTGGTAATAAAGATGATGAAATTGTGTTTATCGATGAATTTGAACCTTGATAAGTAAATTTAACTTGTCCATAAGATGAATCCAATGAACCACTAAGATATACTCCCCAACTACTTCCCGATATCAATTGATATTCTCTTGAATATGCCGGCTTTACAAACATTTCAATTGTATTTGGATTTCTACCTTTATTCGTAGATTTCCATTGCATTTGGATATTAGAACCAGTCACCATATTGATAGCTGTGGTTATATTATCCATTACCAATTTACTTTTTGTTGTTTCTGTTACTTCAGGTCCACCAAATTCTAAAATTGAAAGATTTGATGATGGAATTCCATAACAAGCCATCAATGCGTAAATACCCCTCTTAGTTCCTTTATGTTTTAAAAGATATGGTAAGTTATTTATAATTCTTCTCCATACTTCATGCGTTCTTTGTTTAGCAGGATTAGTATTTTTTATATTTCCATCAGAATCTAATCCAAATGTATATTCCCACAATTTAGAATCAGCTGCTAAGTTTTTAGCATCCCAATTGAAAGATTTTAAAGTATCAAATAATAATTTATCAGATATTCCATCTTTTGATTTATATCCTAACCCTCTACTTTTTTCAATTGCTTTTGTATAAAAATAAATGTTATCAAAATGGTGTCCAATCATTGAAAAGAAAAGAACTAAGTTAGCATTTTCTTCATTATTTACAATGTATTGTGGTATATTATTTTGAACCCAGTTAACATTATTCACATCATATTCTTCCGATATTTCAATTATATTATCATACCAACTACTAACTTCCGTATTGGTAGATAACAAACGAGTTGAACCATTATGTGGCCAAGTCATTGAATTGCTTGTTGCTAATGTATACGATGATGAAGTATATAAGAAGTTTTCAAATCCATCAAATCCTTTTAATATTTCATTTTTCTTAATGTTATATTTTTCAACTTGCTGTAAAGATGATATAGAATTAATCCAAGAAGATGTTTGTGCGTTTAATATCGCAGTTTCGTAAGTTTCAATTAATTGTACTTTATATACAAAGTTATCAACTCTTTCTTTTGCTGAACTAAAGTGTGTAAAATTATTCCACAAATAAGTAGAACCACTTACATAATCTACATTTAAATTTGAGGTATCAATTAAAGATGCGCTCAAATAAGTTTGAACTAATTCCGTAGAAGATGTAGAACCACTTAAAATTAAATTATCTAATGATTCATAATTAGTAGATTGTCCTTTTACAAAATCTACTTCAATATCAAAATTAGGTCCTTTTAATGGAGGACATTGTAAATCACTTTGTTCCGTTAATATTACTGTTTCTATTAATGGATTAGTCAATAATTTTGTAACCCAAAACGTAGAATTTGGTTGTATGTTAGCCGGTAATGGTGAATATAATTTTAATATTATGGAATCAATTTTATCTTCTCTTTTTACAATTTGATTTCCAAATTCATCTTCAGATTTTTTAGATAAAGTCCAATCATCATTTTCCCAAGAAGAAATTAAAGTTTGCTCATTGTTACCAAAATTTGCAAGATGAGTAAGATACTTACTTTCTTTTTCTGGCTCAATTACTTTTAATTTATCAAAAAATGCATCAAATAAAGCTTTACCAAATATATCTTCGTCTAATTGAATAGCCGGTAATATTAATTTTGTAACTACTTGATAATCATTACCAATTAATTCTTCGGCTCCACTTCTATTGTAAGGCTTTAGTATTAATGTAATATTATCACTACCTACCCATGCTGGATAGTTATCTCTTAATTTTTTAAGATTAATTTTTAAATTATTATTAGCCGGTTGATTTGCAAATATTTTAACTAAAGTATTATCTTTTAGTTTTAAAAATATATCAACAGACGATGCCGAAAATGTTGAATATTTTAATTCATATTCAATATTGAAATCGGAAAACGATGGAACATCTATTAAATCTGCATATGTTGTTTCAGTAATAGATGGAAAATCATTAATGGCTGTGAAAGTTAATAAAGCATCTGCTCTACCTCCTGTACCAAACCCTGAGCTAGTAGGAACAAATATAATTCTTTTTGAACCATATTCTTCTCTAAAATCTTTTTGAAAGTATAATGTTATTTGCTTATCAGCCGCAGGAACATTTAATACTTTATCAGCTGAGATATAAACTAATACATTTTCAGCGTTTTCTGTCAAAAATGGTATTGTTATTGATTTCTCAACATCTGAATCTTTTACTTTAACATCGTAATTCGTTTCTCCTAATCTAATAGTTGGTTCTGCAAAAGTAATTACTTTTTCACAATTAGCAACTATCACTATACCATTTCTTAATTCAGAAGCTGGAATAGAGAATGCCGAATTAACACTATCCATAACAGAATAATCTATTTCAGATTTATTCTTTAATCTCGAAGCAAATCCTTTATATACTTGCTTTATAGATACATTGTTTGGTAATTTACCACTTATTTGGAAGTTTACTTTTCCCGTATCTAATAATTCTTTTGATGTTCTTCTTATTAAATTACCAGTATCTAAGTCCACTATACCAGTATCTACTATATCATTTGTAGATGATACCAACTGATATGAAAGATTTATACTATTTCCTAATTCATTTTTTAAGTTGCTTGAAAATATTATTTCATACTCACTATTTGGATTTGGAATTGTTTCACTTTTTTTAATAAAAATCGGTGAAGGTGAATCTATTGGTAATTTAATTATTTCATCGGATGGTGGATTAGCCGGTGTATATTGTGCAGATTGTATTTTAAAATTTAAATTTATAGAACCTGCTGTAAAATTAAATGTTCTTACATCTTTGTTATTATAACTATTATTTAATAAATCAACCTCCTCAACACTAATTCCTTCTAAATATTGCTGAGTGTTAAAATCATTTGTGTAATTATAGTAATTTGGGAATGATATAATACTTACATTAAATTCATTCAATACTTTACCATTATTTAAAACGGCAGTATATTTTCTATTAGAACCAAATGCAGTAGATGGGTTATGCTCAATTCTAATACTTGAACCAATTCCTTTACTAACTCCATCTTCAAAAAATTCAACTGCTTCTGAAGTATTAGTTGTTAAGTAGATTACTAATGGTTGTTGTGTATTAACAGCATTAGATGGTACATATTGAGGAGCTAGTGGAGCATAAGTTGGTGGAGTATATCCACCACCACCTCCGCCTCCACCATATATTTGCGGTTGCGAACTTTCCGTAATTGGTAAATTACCATCAATTAAATCTTCTAATGCTTTCTGCATCTATCTTTTTATTATAAATATTTGTTTTATTAAAAGTCTCTGCCTGTTATATCAGTTTCTGCATCCGCAAATCCTCTATCATCGAATCCATTGTAATATTGATTTGTACCATTTAACCCTGGTGGTATGTATCTCGTAGAACCACCACCGGATCCCAATCCAATTTCTTGTTGAGCCGCAGTACTAAATGCAGTATCTTGTAAATTTGGTGTAGGTATTGGTTGAACTACATCGATTGTAGGTTCAGGCACAACAGGTATTGGTTCTATAACAGGTTCGGATATTGGTACTCTTATTTGTTCTATTGGAATAATTGGTGGTGGTGTTGATACAATTACAGCCGGTTCTATTGCTTGTAAAACTTCTGTTACTTTTCGTATGGGTTCTAATTCTCTTGTACCCACTACATTTACAGACACTTTATCAGGCGAATATACATTTCTTTTAATATCAATTTGTGTTTGAAATCTATCTAAATTATCTTTAATTTGCTTTCTCAATTCTACTATACCAAACTCTTGAGGAATTTGATTATATGTAACATCTCTTCTTTTTAATGTTTTTACATTAGCAGATATTGAATTATTTAATATAGTTTGCATTTCTGATAATAAAAAATTAAAATCATATTGCTCACAATTTTCAAATCTTATTTCGGATGGTTTTCCAAAATTAGATTGTGTAATATCGTAGTTTTTATTATTAAGCCAATTCGTAATACTATCTTTAAAATTTTCAAATATACGTTTTCTAAATCCTGTCAAATCTCTCAATCCAAAATCTTTTCTAATAACCGATTTAAAATCGTTTCCAAATCTAGCTACTAATGCATCATCTATTCTTTCAAGAGATTCTCTTTCAAATGAATCTAACGCATCTAATATATTTTTCTTATAATATTTAAAATCTTTACTTAAATTATTAATATTTTTAAATTCTTTATTAGTTACAACGTTTATACTATTATCTTTTGTTTTTAATGGTAAAATACGAATTTCTTCTCTTGATGGAGAAATTTCTTGTATCCAAACTTTTGTTAATTCGTTATCAGTACCAACTTTGTTTCTTACAAAGTTTATATTAATTTTAAGAATACCATTTGTAAATCCTAAATCTTTTAATAATTTTTCAGAATCAATTGCTAATTCCTTTTGTCCACCTTTATTTGTAATATTATATAAATAATTCTTAATATCACCTGTTTTTATATAAGCAACATTTTTTCCAGATTTTTGTGGAAGCAAGTTATTGTTAATATCGTAAACCGATACTTCCATTACATCATGCTTACAATCACCAAAATCCGTTTCTTCTATTTCTGTCTTAGAAACAATAAATAAATCATCCTTTTGCAAAAATTGTCCTTTATTTTCTGCTTTAGAATTAATTTGTTCAAAATTTGTATATTTTTTAATACTCATATTTTAGAATGATTTTGGATGCTTTTTTGATAATTTAATTCCATATCCTTTAGATACAGTAGCTCCGCCAACTCTACCCACCTTTATTGTTAATGTACCACCGTTATAATCTTTTGAATTAGAAAATATATCACCAAAGAACCAACCTGTTTTTCTTGCATCAAATCCACTTACAGCGTTTTCATCTATTGTAAATTGTATATCTTTACTTGCTCCAGCTGTAACCGAAAACGATGTTTCAGATACTCTAAAGAATCTAGCACCTTGTGGGTATGATACTGATATTTCTATGTTTATTGGTTGCTTATCATTATTTGTTATAGACATTGAACTACCATTCACCCATTTATTACCACCTTTAGCATTTATATCAGCTTTAATAGGTGGTTCATCCGATGCTGATTTAGGATTTAACTTAACAATTGCAACTTCATTTATAACATCTGCTCCAGCTGCTTGAGCTTGTGCACGAGTTCCTTGTACTATTGATTGTTGATTTTGAACAGCTCCTAATTGTGATTGCAATCCTTCTATTATAGAATTTAATGAATCAATTTGTTTAATTAATGCTTCAATTTGTGCTTTAAATCCTGTGTTTTGTGCTTGTAATGAAGTTCTTAATATAGATTCATCTACTGATTTTTGTATAGCTGTTTGTATTTGTAGAGCAAACTCGTCAATAGTTTGTGTAAGCGTTGCTAATTGGTTAACCAATGCATCGTTAGTTTGTTCTATACTTAATCTACTATTGATTTCAGTTTGTACTGTATTTTTTAAAGTATTTATTTGATTATTTAAATCAGCTACTGTATTTGTTAAAGATTCTACTTGCGCTCTTAAATCTTCATTTAATGTTACTTGCTCATCATACAATGGCTTTGGAACTAAATTCCTATTAGCAACAGGTATATCTGGCTTTAATTCTGTAACATTAATATCAACTGCTTTTAATAGTTCGTTGGTATCGTATTTATTTTTATTCAATTCTTTAAATACCAAAGAAGATGCTACATTTGCATTTTCAACAATTGTAATACCATATTCATTTTTAGTAATAGCTTGAGAACCTGATACGCTAAGTATTGTTTCAAGTTTATCTTTTCTATCCTCTTCTAATTTCTGAGCTATTGCTTCTAATGATGTTATCATTTATTAAACTATTTCAAATGTTGTTTTGTCATCTATAATATACTCTATATCACTTTGAATTATTTTAGTTTTAAGTGTGTAAGTTCTATTAATAGGTAATGTGTGCAAATTCATAATAAAATAACTACCACTTGCATCACAACTTATTTTTGTATAATCTCCAAATGGATATACAACTTCACCTGTTACATAATCTTCTAATTGATAATACGATGATGTAGGTAAATAGCTTGAATTATCATAATCAAACGTTCCTGAGAATGTTCTTAATGGATACAATTCTCTACCTTTAACTCTTATTTTTATTTTACTATTTTTTTGATATTTTGATTTTAAATTTGTATAAGCAATTTTAAAATTCTCTTCCGGTATAGATGATAATGAGCCCGTTACAAATACCGAATCATTCCATACAAGTTCTAATTTTGGTTCATATATAGTATGTGTTTCTTTTGAGAAAAATTTAAGAATACCATAATCAGTATCATCTTTTTCAGCTTGTCTACTATGATGAACTATAAATCCATTATTAGGTATAGAACCACTATTCCATAGTTTAACTATTTCAGTTACATCCATTCTAACATCATCTAATTCATAATTAAATGATTGCGATGCTTGCGATGCCGTATACCACGTACCACCACCACCTTGCTCTATTGAGCCAGTACCATCCGATTCAATCGAACCCGATACATATGAATTATAAAATCCAGCATTACCTACCATCCAATCCCTTTGGCCATCTCTATAATACCAACTTACACCATCCGTTGATATATTATCAAATTTAGTACCAGTTCCCATTGTCCAACTTTGAGAAACCGCATTAGCATAAATTGTATATTCTAATGGAATTTCTTCTGAGTTAGCTGCTCTTAGATTAAGATATGCTTTCCAGCTACCACTTCCAATTGATACTATATCCGATTTTATCGAACCAGTATCGAATTTAATTAATGTTCTGTGTATATCTTTAGTTGCTCCGTAATACAATTTACCAACTTCCAATATCTCATCTCTACCAGAGTTTTGATTTGGTTGTTGTAAGTAAATACTAGCGTCAAATGATGATGTGAAAAATTTATGCATTATAGTGCCCTCCCTTTTATGTCTTTGTTTGGATATTTTACTTCAAATATGCAAGGGTCTAAAGATGGATAAACTATCTTACCTTGCGTTGCTTCATCGATATTATAATCGTTTGCTGCGTAATCTCCTTCTTCTCTACATAGATTATAAATCTTAACAGATGGAACACTCATTACACCTTCTACATTTGCTAATATTAATTCTATTTCTGAAATGTTTATTGGTTTATTAAATGTCCAATTATCTATATTAAAATAATCTTGCATTTCCGTTAAGCAATTTGCAATAACTTCTCTTTTATTATAATTAGAATAAACTATAACTTCAAAATCACAACCAATATTTACAATAAATCCATCTATTATATTTACAGCATCTGTTAATAAACGATACTCTCCTAAATAAGTTTTAAGATTTTGTTTTACGGCTTGATTTAATAGTGTTAATTTTTTATTTGAATTATATCCTAATAAATACATATTGATTGCAAACGGATTGTTTACTTCGGATATAGATGTTTTTTTATTTGATAAAAACTTAACTAATTCTTTTTGTATATCAGCCTTACCCATACCTTTCATAGAATCTACTAAATTTGTAAATTCATCTATTGTATTTGGGTTTGCTAAAATGGATGATGGAGAATTGTTATCAATCTCACCATCTGGACTTACATAAACTTTTGCAACACTACCATATCTTTCAGGCATCGATAAAGCTCTTACTATATAATCTTGTCTTGTTACTGCTCTATTTTGAGAACCAAAATTTGCTAAAGCGTTTTGTCTAATTTCTTCAATACTTTCAACTCCTCTTCCCCCTGTAGCTGATTCTAAGTTCTCAACTGCAACCGATTGTTTCATTTGATTATATAGAGCCGTATTACTTACTGATAATAAATCTTCTTCAAACTCTATTCTTCTAATGGTAGTTAAATCTCCACTATTTACATTTGATTCAATACCACCACCTACTAAATACTTTATAGTTAATGTAGTGTTTATAGGAGCTATACCAAATGTATTCGTTTTTAAAAAATTAGATGGGTCTATACTTTGATTTAATCTACTAATAGAATTAGCCAATCCTAATCCAACATTTTTAGTGTTAGGTAGTATTGTTTCATCATCTAATCTAACATCTCCACTTCCAAATTGTAAATCGATTGTATTATCTGAATTTACTTTTACTGAAAATCTACGAGGTACTTTTTGTACTTCTAAGATATAAGGAACTACCGATGATGAGGCACTTAATTCTCCATTATTTGATTCCGTATTAGCCGATTCTACAAATATACTTTCCTGTGCTAAATAAGGAACTTCATAATATTTGTTATTATTTGAATCCGCTACAGATACAATTTGTATAATGTTTGTATCGGATAATGATACGCTTGGATAATCTGTTGAATCAGAAAACGAAATAGTTGTTTCTTTTTCGGTAGCCGATATTGCCTTTGCTTTTTTAGTAATTAAATAAAACGTTGGCTCTCCTGTCGTACTACTTCTTTCATATACATCTATCTCTCTATCAGTTGGATTTTCAAAATCAATAGAATCTACTGTTCTGAAAATTATATTAGAGTTTGTATTTGAAATTATTTCCATACCATCTTTTATTTTTAAATAATAAGATGAATCTGGTTGGTTTGAACTACCATTGCCAATAGATGGAACTAATTGATAAAAAGTCATCGTAGTTACTGCCGGTGAAGTAGTTTTTGGTTTATATCCCATTGTTTGAGCCAATGCAACTACATTTTTCCTTTCGGTAGCATGTGATAACATTGATTCTTTTAATTGTGTATCTTGATAAAAAGATAATATATCACCAATTGCTGCAGCCTGCTCTATAAACACCATTCCTGGCGAAGCTTCATTGAAATCAGAATATGAATTTGGGAAATATGTTTTAGTAAAATCTATAAGGTTTTGCTTGAATGTAGCAAAATCCTTACCAACATAATTTATGTTTTTAGTATCATTTCCCCAACTCTTATTTAAAGGTTTAATAGCCATTATTAATTATTTACATTTATTTGTACCGAATCTCCTAAGTTTCTATTTGATTTTAAAGAAAACTTTATATCTAAAATTATTTTATTAGTATCTATATCATTTTCATTATAATCGAATATAATTTCATCTATGTTTAAATATGGTAACCATGTTTCAACAGCAGATGTGATGCTTGTTTCAATGCTACTTTCAATATTACCTGCAACCAATGGTTCGAATAATAATTTCCAAACATCACAACCAAATTCCGGTTGCATTAATCTTTCACCTTTTCTTGTTAAGATTAAATTTTGTAAACTATCTTTTGCTTGAGAGAGTGTTGTATAATTTACAGAAAATATACCAGCTGAATTGGAAGCTTTGTTTATACCAATCCCCAATACTTTGTAATCATTTTCCGTTAAATCGGTTACGTTTACTTTACCAAGCTCTATTGCCATTATCTACGTTTTTTTTCTTGTTCTGCAAAAACCTTTGTTAATGCACTATAATCTCTTGTTAATGCTTTTATTGTAGCATCTTGCAATGCATCTCCGGTAGATTCTATTTGTTGTGGAATACTTTGTGGTACATCTATGCTTCTAAAATCCATAGTATCCCAATCTTCTTCCATTACTCTTTGTGGTTGTAACATATCTAATACACTACCACCTGTACTTCCTATTGCACCAGGTCCACTTGTGTCAGCTCTTTGTGCTGATGTAAATGGCTGAGTCATATTCAAAATCTCATTTATCATTGGGTCTTTTGAAAATTCTCTTTGAGGTTGTTGTCTTTGTTGTGTAGGTACTGCCGTTTGCTTTCTAATTGGAGCAGTAGTATTTACCTCCGTCAATTCTCTTAATGATGGAGTTGTTTTCTTTTGTGAGTTCAATGTAACTACACCAGATTTGATAAGTTTAGCAAGTTCTTCTTTAACTTGATTCTTAACTTCGTTTTTCACAACTTCTTTAATTAAAGTTAATAAAATTTCTGATTTCATAAAAAAAATGTTCTGTTTTAGTAATAAATATAATAAGTTAAAATTTACCCAATTATAGTATAACCAGACCAACTAAGTATAGCCGGAGCCGGTGGCGCTGGAGGTGGGTATTGTGCCAAAACTGACATTGTTCCTGCAGTTCCTAATAAATGTAATTGAGCAACCGTTACAAATGGGTCTATTAATATGTTTGTTTGTGGTGTAAATACTAACGTTGGTGGGATAAAAAATATATTTGGTATATTTGGTATTTTATCTTTTATCATATCAAAAGCCATAGCTTCTAATTCTTCTTTAGTAGGTATTTGTTGCTTTATTTCATTTTTTAACTCCTCTTTAGTAGGTATTTTTGGTATATTAATATTTGGTAATTCTATTTTAGGTATTACACCATTTACAGTATCTAATACAAATTGTTTAATATCCTCCTTTGTAGGTTTTGGATTTGGAATTGATTTTGATAATTCAACTGCTACTTGTATTGGAACTATTATTGGTTGTAATATTTTTTCTTGTATTGGAGGTATTAGCGTTTCTTGCAATTGCTTAACAGCCTCTTCTATTAGTTTTGTTTTAGCTTTTTCAATTAAATCTTTTTTCTTTGGTAATTCTGGAAATGGAAATTTAATAGATGGCTTAAATTGCGAACCAATAGATGGTTTTTTTTGTTTTGTTTGTTTTATTTTTAATGCAATAGATTTACCCAATTTAATTGCAGGATGATTTTTCACATCATTGGGTATAATTTCATTATTAATAATTTTCTGAACTGTTTCATAAACATTCACATCTCCGATTGGTGGAATATTTACAACTTGTGATTTTAATTTATCTTCAACTATTTTTAATGCTTCTACTTCAGCTTTATGAGCTGCCGTTGAAACTGCTAATGAAATTGGATTTGGACCTATATTCATAATAGTTCCAGGCGCAGGTGGAGTCATTTGCCAACCCAATGGTTTTAATAATGGATTTGGTAAAGGTGACATTTCAGCTCCTAACCAATATGCATCAAATGCCGCGGGGTATATTTCTTGTAATATATTAAAATTTTCACCATCACTATCTTGTCCTTTTTTTAATGCTCCCTTTATAACATCAATCATTCCACTTAGATTTCCGTTTATAACATTAACACCATATAACATATCACCACCTCTTTTTATACATTGGTCATATTCATTAGCATAGAATTCGGCAAAAGAATCAGTATCTTTGCTGAATCTACCCGTTATCATAGCATTTAGCACATTTACTTTGAATAGTATCCAAGACATATTACTTACTTAAAAAGTTTCTTGCTGAAAGTATGGTTTTTAATTTAGATTTGATTGAATTGAATTGAGCTCTATTTACAGGTCCTAATGCAGTAGGTCCAATAGGAGTAGCATATACTTGCATAGTAATAGCCATAATTAATTCATCTAATATTTGTACTAATTCACCACCTAAAACCATTTTTTGAACAGGTGCACCAACTCCTCCTTCTCCTTTATCTTTTCCTAAATAGATTTTACCACCACTATCGGAATTTAAAAATATTTTATTATTACCTTTTGAATGTATTGTTACATTTTTGTTAGTATGTAAGTAGATATCCTTTTCAGCATCTACTGTAAATCTACCATCGGTAATTATACCTGTATTTCCTTTACCAAATATGATAAATTCACTAGCTTTAGCTGATAATATAATTCTATCCGAATTTACAATCAATTGGTCACCTTTTAATTTATCAGATGTAGGGTATTCTATAAATGCCTTCTTTTCTTTTTTAATAGTTTCAGTAAATGGTATCTTTACTTTATTTGATGTTATGTAAATCGAAGTACCATCTTTATTAATATCCTCATCTATGAGTTCACCTATTTTTTTTGAATCTAATTCTGAATTTTGCTTATTTCTTATATAGATTCCAGGCGATGAAGTTTTTCCATCTTCGGTTAAAAAGAATTCTGAGAATCTAATTGTATTACCAACTCTACCACTTAATATCGTATCTCCTTGTCTTGGATTTAGAAATTTAATCTTTTCATTAACATTATATTGCTTCTCTTCGGCTTTTGTTTGATTTGGTGTCTGATTAGATATTCCAGTTGCCTTTGTTTGACTATAATTTTCCGATTGCCCTGATGTATTTTGTGATTTAATCGTTTTATCCTTAGCTAATTGAGATGTTTTATAATCTTCTCTAAAATTTGGATATTGTGATACCGAATAGGGTAACCAATAGTGAGCATTATCAATTTTTATAACTAATATAGTTTCACCTACTATTGGATATGTAATATTATTTTTATCAAATGGAAATGCGTAATCTTCTAAGGTAATGTTTGATTCAAATTTAAATTCAATAGCACCTAAAAACCTTATATCATTGGAATCGAAATTTTTATTATCATTATATTTGATAACATAATCTCCATTAATATCCAATGGCTTATCAGAACTAAGATATGTTTTAGTAACAGTTGCTAAAAATGCTTCCATTATATTTTTGTTTTAATCTCTTCTATTTCAATTTCAATATCAGTTAACTTCTCTTTAGCTTTAGATTCTATTTGATTTACCGTATCTTCTAAATCATTTAGTAATTGAGCTTTTTCATTTTCACTTAACCACCCATCTTCTCCAATACCCTTAGCTTCAGCAGCTGCCAATCTTTGACCTATTGTTGCAAGTTTAATTAAATGGTCATCGTTTTTAACTGATACATCTATTAAATCTTTTATGATAGGCGCAATTACAGTTGCCTCACCAACATTACGAATGAGTTTTCTTAACGATTCAATTAATTCAGAAATGTTTTTTTTCTTTACTTGTTGATTGTCGTATATATCTTTAAATAATGATGATAGGTTTTTACCATCAAATAGTTGAAATTCTGAACCCATTTTAATTATCTTTATTAATTAATTTATTTACATTTTCTTTATCTTCTTGTGATAGTTGTTGAAACCATTCGTTTTCTAAACTTATCCAAGCCCTACTTTCTTCCATAATTGGTTGTCCGCTATCATCGCAAGGCATTACACCTAATGAACCAGCCCAACAATTTATAGATTCTAATTTTATCAATGCTTCCATATGTTGTATTTAGAATAAATATTCTTATATTATAAAGTTATAGTTTTATATCTCCCTCATCCATAAACTGATTATACAACTCTATTTGTTTTTCTCTCATTTTGTTTACAACTTTGGTTATATAATGAGTGGGATGTCCTGTCATTTCTCTTATTAAGAGATATAAAGATTTTTTATTAAACGATTCGATGTATTCTGCTCTTCTAAATAATTCCAATACTGCATCCGCAATTTGGATATCTCTTTTCTTTTGAAAATAGTTTTCTAAATGTTCATCCCAATATACCAACATTCTCTTATTAAAAGTTCTATATTCATCATTTAAACTTTCTTCTTTCCAATTATTTTCGGTATCAAATGATTCCGGCATAGCAGATAATATAGATGTATCTTTATATCTTTTATAATTTGCGTTATTGGTTAGAATCAAATAGTTTCTTGCAACAATAGTAAAGTAAGAAAATGCTTTACCTTTACCAGCTTTATACATATGAATCTTTTCAATCATAAATGTAACAACTTCACTCATTACATCTTTGGGGTCATCATCGAAATAAGTAAACTTCCATTTATTATAAACGATTTCTGCTAATTTATCAAATGCAGATTTGATTCGTTCTTTATAAACTCTATCTTTGATTCTTTGGTCATCGGTTGAGTTGTACTCAATGATTGCATCTTCTGTATCTTTTGTAAAGTATTGTTTACTTCTGGCTTTTCTTGGCATTTTAATTGAATTGTTTGAATTTTTCAATAGTTTCTTTTATTTGGTAAAATATAGAACCTACATCATCATCCTTCTCAAACATTTGACGACTATCTATTTGTCGTAATGCTTCCAGCAATGCTTCGTTTCTTTTAATCTCATCTTGAATAAGATTTTGATTTCTTTCTAATTCATCTTCATATTTTTCTAATTTAATTAGAAGATTATAAGTTGTATATCCGGCAACTGCCAAACATATAACTAAAAATATTAACATTATTTCCATATATTAAACGATTTCGTATCCTTGTAAAAAATATTTGTTTGCATTTTTGTATTTAACTTCTAATATTGCTCCTTCTTTAGATTTCATAACAATTTTATCGTTTCTACCATAACTTTCCTTTTTAGTAATCTGAGTAGTATATACTCTATCCTTTATGGTGAATCCATCTAAATGGTCAATCTCATGTTGAACAATAACAGTCATCATTGTTTCTTTTGAAACCGATTCATTTTGTTTATCTCCTTCTGGATTAATTTCAAATGTTAATTCGCCTAAATTATCAGTTTGTACTTTTACCATCGTTGCTCTAATCGTTCTTAAAGGTCTTGTCAATGTTCTTGGGATTGATAAACAACCTTCATAGAAAAGGAATCCTTCTTTAGATTTTTCTACAATAACAGGGTTTAATAAGAATAACTCTTCTTCGCCAAACTTAATATAACAAGCTCTTTTTTTAATTCCTAATTGTGTTGCGGAAATACCTAAACCAGGATATTCTATTAAAGCTTTTTCTAAAGTTTCTCGTAACTCATCAGCCTCAACTGATGTGATTGGAGTTTTAGGAGTTGGAGTTTTTAAATACTCGATAAACTCCCTAGTGTGTAATCCATTTTTGTTTTTGTCTACTATTAATTTCATTTTTTATTTTTTAAGTCCGTATTTTATAAATTTATACCAAAATCTTTCATGTAAGAAGTATTGTATGGGTTTGTATATCAATTCTGCTACTCCAAAAGCGGCTCCTACTTTAATTGAACCACTTACCCACCACATCAATAAGAACCCTATAAGCGTACTTAAAATACGATATGAGATGGTTTTAGCTATATGTCTCTTAACTAATGGCATTACTTCTAAGGTTTGTACCACTTATTTCAGCTATTTCTTGTGGTGGTTCGTGATAAATTACATCATAACCTACTCCTCTACCATAGTTTACTGATTCAATATCTGGAATGATTGAAATTAATAATCTACCTGTTGATAAATAACCTCGCAGTGCTTCGGTTAATTCTATCATAACTTCATGTGCTGTTTTTGGATTATTTTCATCCCTATTAACATCTCTAATTGCAATCCATACATTTTTACCTTTTTCAAATTGTTGGTCTATTAACCATTGATGGCCTTTGTGCCAAGTTTGCCATCTTCCAATAAATAATGCGTACTTTTTCATATTTTTAATTTATAAACGGCAATATTGCCAATTCTTTTGCTTTTGCTTCTACCATTATATCTAAATCCAATCCGTATGTATCGGGTAGGGAATTTATATAAAGAGAATGAGCTTGGGGTTTTTCTTTTGGGTTATTTTCGTGTAATGCTTTAGATTCTGAATAGTGAACTTCTTGTGTAATACCTTTTGGCCAAGTTGTTGCTGCTAATTTAAGTGCTTGTTCTTCTGATAAATCGCCGGTACAAAACTGATGGTGATGATAATCGAAAACAATTGGTATACCTGTATTTTTGTGAATATACATTAAATCTTTTACGGAATACATAGAAGCCTTATCATCATTCTCCAATGTCAATCGTTTGCGTACGCTTGGTGAGAGTCTTTTGAAGTTTGTAATCAATCTATCCATCGCAGAT